CGTACCACATGGCGCTGTGCTACTTGAGGGGATTGATGCTCACCGGCAGCTACGCCGGAGCCATGAGCGGGCTCGAGCCGAGGAATGGTGACTGCAGGTAGGCGAGATGCGCCTCGAGATGTGCGAGATGATCCTGCTCTGGGAAAGCAATGACCGGCTTGCCCATTGTCGCCATGACGTTCTCGTTGATGGCGTTCTGCATCGTTGGTTGGGTCTCCGGAACCAGTAGCTCCTCTGAGTTCGGAACCTTGAGAACGCGCAGCACCATCTCCTCTACGCGCCGTAAGTTGTAGAGCTGAGGCAGGAGTGATGCACGTTGCGTGATCGCCTGCACCTGCGCAAAGCGCTGCGTCTCAGCGAATATCTCGGGGTCACTAACCGGGATGACGTCGACCGGACCGTTGAAGTCCTTCCGGTTACCTAAGTCCTCACCCACATCCACATCAATACGGTCATCGTCGAGGTACAAGCCGTTGAGGCGATGTACGATCGTGAGAACGTGATGCATGGCGGTGTGTAAACGGCCATGAATAGCGGAGAAGACGACGAGCCCCTGCTCGATGCGGGCGAGCGTGGTGCCGACCGGCGCGTTGGCGCCCTGATCCGATGTGTCATCGAAAGTGGTGCGGACGACGCCGCGCGCCGCCTCGCCGAGGAAGCCCAGCAGCTGGAAGAGGACAGTGCTTGGCGGGTTGAACGGCAGCGGCATGGCCGCCTTGCGAATGTCGTCGACGTTGAGGCCTGCATCGACCTCGCGTGTCGTGCCCGGCTTGAGGTCGATGTTCTGACCGCTCATCGGCCCGCTCTTCAGGGTGACCATGGTGGCCACGTTCTGGATGTGGGCACTGTCGAGCAGAGCGCGCAGGGCGCCAGTCGAAGCGGCACTGAGGCCACCAATCATGTGGGGCAGGCCTATCGGGTAGACATCACGCCACGGGATGAACGGCCACTCGACGCAGTGCAGCAGCGCCTCTGGGTTCTCCTGTGTGTCGCTCTCCGCCCAGTTGCGGTAGATCGCAAGTATCTTGCGGCTGTCATCGTCGAGGCTGACCAGATAGGGCTTGGGGGCGCTGTCCTCGTCGTCCTCGATCGTCAGCCACGTCTCGATCTCATAGATCGTACGCTGCCCGTCCTTGTTCTGCCCCGGGTCTTCCTTGCCCTCGATCTTCAGCGTGGCTGCCCGTGAGGCTGTGTCGTCCTCGAGCATTGATGGTGCTGAGAGATCAACGGTGCGGTACATCTCCGAGCGCATGCGACGCTTGAACTCGAGGTCGGTGATGCGTTGGACGTGTGTCCTGCGCTCGGCTGTGTAGAAGCTGGAGGCTGCGAAGGGGAGCAGCATGTCGTCAATGGGGACGAACTCGAAGGTTGGGCGGTTGCGTTCCTTACTCCAATTGACCTTGAGGTATTGCGCGCCGCCGAGTGGCACCTGCGTCAGGAGCTTCTCCAGCTCTGAGCGGAAGTCCGGGCAGGCTGTCGTCAGCTGCCAATTCATCAGGGCCACCTTGCGGCGAGCCTTCTTGAGCTTCACGTCGTCTGCTACGCCGGGGATGTAGTCCTTGACCGGGCCGCCTGATGGTGAGAGCTCCTTCATCGCCCGCGCCGCGAAGTCGACGCAGGCCTCGGTGAGCATGGGATGGACGACCTTGCTGGCGCCTTCGAAGTCTGCACCCCCGGGTGCATCGTCGCCGAGCCCCGTACGCTTCAGGCCGTCGGCCTGCTGCTCGTCGCGCTTTTTGCGCGCCTCCTTGTCCAGATCGAGGAGATCGATCATCTCCGTGGCCAGCTGGCTCAGCTTGAGCTCATCGATCACGCCGTCGGCGAGGTTGGTGTAGAACTCGGTATCTGTGTTCGGCGCCTTGCCGTCATCGTCGTCGAGCTTGACGATCGCACCACCATCGGGCGTATCGGTGACGTCATCCTCGGATGGCGTGAAGGGGACGATCTCGCCGAGCTCCTCGCCGGGAGCTTCAGGCTGGGGCTCGCTCGCCTCCTCATTGGGGAGTGCGGGCTTGAGCTCCTCTTCGTCCATGGCGATCCCCTCAGGCGGCATATGGGTTGGCGTACTTCGGTGGAGGCGGAACAACAGGCTCCTTGCCTTCGGTCGGCTTTCTTACAGCAGACATGATGGTCTTGTCCAGTAGGACGCGGAAGGCCTGCGAGACTGTATCCACGAAGTCGTCGTGCTTGGTGGTGCCGGGCCCTGAGTAGCTGCACAGCTGCTCGATGAGTGGATTGGCCCACGTCCTCGGCTGGCCGGGGAGCTTCGCGCTCTCGGGCACCCACACCTGCCGCCTCGCGAAGACTGGAGAGACCATGTGTAGACGGCTCAGCTTGTCTGCACGTCCGGGGTTGTAGGCGTAGGCGTAGATGCCGTCGCGGGTCAGAGCCTGACGCAGGCTGATGCCCGAGCCCTTGTCCTCGACGATCAGCAGGTCTGGCTTGCGCCCCGAGGTCAGCGGCTTGTCGCTGCCGAACATGGGGGCGATGAGGGCCTTGTCCTGATCGTCGCCGTAGTGGACGTTGAGCTCGCGCTTCACGCGCTTGATGAGGTCAGGGAAGCCTAGATGCTCCTGCCAACAGTCGAGCAGCAGAGCGTTGGACCGCTTCTCGTGGTGGAAGACGCCCCAAACGCTGCAGGCTGTGGGGTCGGCGGCCATGAGGCCATCACTGCCCTTGCTGATCGTCGCCTCGGTGAAGGCGGTGTCGAGGCTCATGATGATCCACTGGAACTCCGGCAGCCTCTTCTCTGCGGGCCACAGACGCAACCAGCTCTGACGGATGACGCCCGCCTCCTTCGGGTCGATCAACTCGCCGTCGAGCTCCTGACGGCCCAGCGTCGTGCCCTCGTACTGCTTGAGCTGGCGGAAGAAGGTTGGTGCGAGGTTGGCCTTGTTGTCGCTCGTCTTGCCCTTGGTGATGACGGTGCGATCAGCCTTCACGAGGCGAGTGATGATGGGCACCGGCTTGGGTGTTGTGGTCCACACCGCGCGCGGATGCTGACCCAAGCGCAGGCCGAACATGGCCATGTCCCACGTCGCCTCGGCGCGCATCCACGCTGCAACCTCATCAGCCCACAGCCCGCGGCATTGAGGCCCGCGAAGGCGATCGGCCTTCTCTGCGCTGAAGCCCCTGATCTCGGAGCCGTTGACCAGTGTCATCAGCAGGTCTGATGCGTTCCACTTATCGATGAGTTTGGGTGGTATGATGCTGTTCAGCCCTGCGGGCCCCTCGAAGCAGACGAAGCGCACGTCGGCCTGCGTTGGTGCGATGACGTGGTATGGACCGGGATCGTTCCACGCCTGCTCGGCCAGCCACTGTGCGCCCAGCCGCGTCTTACCGAAGCCTCGACCCGCCATGGCGCCCCAAAAGTCCCACTCATCGCCCTCAGGGGCGAGTTGGTTGGGACGTGCTGTCAGCCGCCAGTCGAGCTGCCAGTTGAGGGCGATGAGGTCGATAGCGCTGAGAGCCTCGAGCTGCTCGCGCTGGAGGGTGATCGCATTCACGGAGAGCGTGTAAACCCTTCTGCGCTACCAGCCACGGAGGTACAGGAACAGAGCGAAGCCTGCTGCGCCGATGACGCAGCCAAACAGGAACTCAACCATCGATTATCTCTCCCTCTGGCGGGCCTGATAGCCTGCGCAGCTTGCCTTGGATGTCCTCGACCATCTGTCGCGTGGCCTCGGCGTTGATGTGGATGTGCGTGTCGCCCTTCTTCTCAGGCTCCCACATCTTCAGTGATTGGCCCAGCTTGTCGAGGGCCTGCATCTTGTCGTGTAAACGGATGTCAAGCGTCGTGATGTTACCCATGTCGTCGCGGTGGAGCTTCAGCGACTTGATCGCAGCGCGCTGCTCGTAACTCAGTTTCGACAGGTCTCCGCTGGTCATTATCTCTTTGTAATCAACGGCATGGCTGAAGGCAATCGCCGCGTATTCCCGCGCAATCCGGTCGGCTGTGATCTCGTAGCGCTGCTTCGCATCGCTGTTGAGCGTGACCATACGCGCCAAATGGTTCTGCACACTAGCGCGCTCTAGCAGCCGCACAGCGCTTACCGAGCCACCATTCGCCGAGTAACCTGCAGCGATCACTGCAGCTGTCTGATTGTCCATGTGGTTGTAGAAATACTCGTGGCAGAACTTCAGCTCCCGCAGCGACAAGCCGAACGGATTATCTGTGAGATCGTAGGTCACCGGTGCTTGCATGCTCATCGACTTACCCTACCAACTACCCGCCTGTCAAGCTCTGCGGGTCCGAGGGGTGTAACCCATCTCCGCGCTGGAGACAAGAACCCCCGGGCTGCGAAAAACACAACCCGGGGGCAAGGGAGGGGTCAGGAGGGCCCGACGATCTCCACCTACCAGCTCATCACCACCGCGTCAACTATTTCGAAACTGTTCGAGGGTCTCGACACTATCGATACCCTATCAACTACTCGCTTGATCACAACCAGTCTGAGCCGGGGATTTTTGATCAAGTAGTCACTTAATCAAAACCACGGAAATCTGCGGTAGCTCTGGGTGCGGAAAATGCAGAAAACGTGGGTACCCCCTAAAGGGGGTAACCCCACTACGTTTTCCGCATTATTCCACAACCCTCCCAGAGCCTGCTCGTTTGCAGAAATTGCAGCGTTTACTGCATTTACTGCATTTTCCGCAGTGTTGAAAGTATTCTGTTGACAACCACACACTTACTCGATATACGCCCGTTTACACCAACCGGAGAACCCGCATGAACATTGATCGCTCCGCTATCGCCCGCGCCGTCGCCAAGGCCATCGCCTACAAGCTCTGCGGCAAGGATGCCGACGCACAGGAGTGGGCCCGCGAACTTGTTCGCCTCCTCCACTGCGCGGAGATACTGGCATGAACCAGACCGAATTCCTCGCCGCGATCCGCAAGGCCGAGTACTGCTTCGCCTACGTCCATTACTCCTGCGACGACGGCCTGTATGTCCTGGTGACCAAGGCCGCACTTATCAAACGCTTCTCCAAGCCCGCCTTCGCCGACATCACCTTCAAGGCCGAGATGAGCTACGGCAGCCTCTACATCAACTAGGAGCCAGACATGACCTCCCGAGACAACGCCCGCTCCTGCGGTTACCTCGACGGTCTCCATGGCCGACCGAACAGCCGCCTGCGGTACCCGCCCTTCGATCGCTGGCATTACGACCAAGGCCACCGGGACGGCGTGCGCAGCCGCATCATCAACGACGCCTTCCGGCCACTTCCGTAAAGTACCCGCTTGACAACCACATAAAAAGCCGGTAAAGCAACACTTACACCAACCGGAGAACTGACATGGCTAAGAACATCAAGTACACCGCCCGCGACGCCGATGGCCAAACCCACACCCGCTCATCGAAGCGCGTTTACACCCACACGGTCGTCGCCAAGCTCGACATCGACGCCATGATCCGCGACGCCGACACCACGGGCCGCGCCTACTCTATCCAGAACCACGCCGTCTACGTCGGCTATGCAACCAACGGCTGGAAGCCCGCCAAGTGGATGGACCCGGAGATTGCGAAGCAGCATCGCGAGGAGGGTTTTGCGTGTGGCCGCCGGTTCCTCGCCGAGCACGGCACCGATCCAGCCGCCTACGCCGAGGCATGCTACCAGCGCCAAGTCGCTCGCTTCACCGCAGACACCGAGTATCACAACCTCGGCTGGTGCGGTCGCCTCGGCCTCGCCCAGAAGCTCGCCGCCAAGTGCGCTGCGGGCCAGTACACCAAGTACCGCGATATCACGATCCTCGAAGCGGAGACCGCAGCATGACGACCGACCTCAACCAAGCCATCCGCGAGGAGGCCCTCAAGCGCGCCAAGGCCGAAGTCAAAGAGATCGGTCTCCTGCACGGAGACGACGCTCACGCCGAACATCTGGCCCGCGCCACAGCCCGCATCGTCCAAGACCTCACGAAGAACGGCTGGAAGCCTACCACCCCCGGCGGGGAGCTGTGGAGTAAGGCTTGGGGGGCTTACACCCGCGTATTGGCGGCACCTGCTAGTGCCTGCATGGACGATGTTGATGTTACCGACCTCGCCGATCGCGCAGCCGTTGCCTTCCTTGATGAGTTCATCGAGACGGAGCGTACAGTCCCGACCTATGTGCTGGAAGCTGTAAGCAAGTTGATGAGAGAACACGGTAACCTGCCCGACACTAACAGGCTCCGGATATCGGCTGAGACCCTCGATAAGTGGATCAACCGCCATGGCTGACGACTGGAAGCCCGGCGACAAGGCGCTGTGCATCAGCAGCGGTAGCTGGAACGACGCCAACCTGTTCCTCTTCCTGCTTCTGCCGCCCACAGGCGGCCCCAAGAGGGGTGACATCACGACGGTGAGGTGCGTCCACCCCTCCCCGTTCGTCGACACCCGGGACCTGTTCATGGCCTTCCATGAGTACCCCGCCGACCTGCACTACCAATCCAGCTACTTCCGCAAACTCCCGCCCTCCAGCGAGGAGCACGTCAACCGGCTCAAGGAGAGCCTGCCAACCAAGGAACCAACCCGTGTCTGACACATTCGATCGCTGCCTCGTCGCCGCCATGGCCGTCAACCGGACCTACCCGGACGGTTACGGCTTCGCCCTCTGCTACCTCAACACCGATCGCCCGGAGTTCAACCCGGCGTGGTTGCGCGACTGCGCACGCCGGATCGTCAGCGAGACCTTCGCCCACCCCGAGTATGTTCACCGCAACGAGCCAGACCTCGTCCGATATGTCAACGCCCAGCAGCATCTCGGTTGGGAGCTCTGGTTGATCGAGGCCGCCCAGCTCGTTCACAACGCCGCCATGGCCGGAGACAAGGAAGCCTGCCGCGTCATGGCCCTCTGCGGCCATCCCGGATACTCAGTGGAGGGCCCAACGTCATGAACCTCGCCGAACAAGCCGCTGCGATCTTCCGCCAGTGCACGCACTACAACATGCTCACCGGCGAGGGACACCGCGCGCATAACCTGCAACCGTGGCCGCTGTTCAGCCCGCCCTACGTCCTCGTGCAGGGCCCACGCGCCTTCCTGATCATGCGCAAGCTCGACGCCTCCCACCGCGTCATCAGGCAGCGCGTCGGCTACGACGATGGCTCGAGCCTGCTCTACACATGGGACCACGCCATCGGCCCCCAGATCACCACCAACGACAGGAAACCCGACGATGATTGACCCCAGCCCCATCACAATCCTCAACCGAGCCATCAAGCTCGACAAGACCGGCCTCCTCGCCCTCCTGCAGGAGCACGCAGAGGCCCACCGCAGCTTTGCCCGCCAAGCAACCAACAAGGCTGCCGTGAGCGCTGCTCTGGGTCTCAAGGAGGCCTGTATGGAGATCATCCAGCACATCCACGCCGACGACCTCCTCGCCATCTGCCACGAGGTCCGCCTGCAAGTCCCGGCGATCCACGCCGCCAACCAGATATTGAAGAGGGAACACGTCGTATGACCCCCATGGCATCACTGTTCGTTCAGGGGGCTCTGACTACCGGACGTAAGTCAGAGTTAGCGCCCATATTTTTACCTATGCTGTCGGAGCTCCGCTGCTTCGATATTGAAGCGATATACAACTCAGTAAACCAAGCCCTTGGCGATTTGAGAGGAACGGAGATAGGGGAAACGGCGGACTATTTGTTCGAAAACCACGTGCTCCCCTCACCAATGGTGTGGCTGGAAGCTAGAACACAGTCGTTCATGGTTATTAGCCTCGAAAATACACTGCAGTTCTCAGCTTTGCGACGGCACACAGTGAACCGCATGAAGTTGGTGCCTTTCGCAAGCGCGGGGCTGCATAAGGATGAGGAGGGGAGGTGGATAATTACACCCGTCGAGGACCTCAACGAAGCAGACGCGCTAGCCTTGATCATGTTCACCCTTCTGTTGATAGATTTCATCAACCAACCCTATGTTTGCCGGAGCGAAAACAATCACCCCCATAGAGCCCTCGCGCGTAAGGTCCGGGGCGCCGGTCTGGGTGAACTGAGGCCGTGGCACGTCATAACGCTGCGCCCTCGGTCAGGAGAAGTGCAAGGGGGCGAGGGACATCACAGCCCCAAGTGCTTCCACTTCGTGCGCGGCCACAAGCGTCATTACCGCAACGGCCACGTTGCCAAGGTCACCCACCACTGGCGCGGCGATCCCGCCCTCGGCATATCCCGCGCCAACTACAAAGTTCTGCCCAACAGTAAAGTACCTGCTTGACAACCATTACAAAGGTCGGTAAAGGGAGGCTACACCAACGGCAAGGAGCCCGCCATGCGCAAGACTACCCACTACCCAGAGTTGACGATCACCCGCATCGTTGAGGATGAAGGCCCAGATAGTTTCGTCGTTAATGGCCGTCTCGGTACTGCGCACGTCAACACTGAAGATGGCATGTGGGTGATCAGCTACAACAGCACCCGCGAGCAGCGCTTCGACCGCGACAGTGCAATCGTCTTCGCGATCTTCGTTGCCAGCAACGCCCTCTCCAAGCCCGTGGTGCTGGCATGAGCAGAGACACCCAGCCCGTCGCGACCCTCGCCAAGGTCAACCGCCGCCTCGATCGCGTCGCCCCCGGCCTCGAGCTGGTGCGCGCGCCTGAGGGGTACCACTACTGGGTCGTCGACCTCCCCCGCTGCGGCATCTTCGAGACGCTGAGCGTAATGGTCCCCTACACCAACTCCATGCCCATCGACTTCTGGGTCGACGAGGGCTGCCACTTCTACGCCAAGACCATCAAGGAGCACCGAGCATGAACAAGGACCGCCGCAAAGCCATCGCCGCCATCGCCATCAAGCTCGACGAGCTGCGGGGCATCGTGGAGGAGTTAGTAAGCGAGATCGACACCCTGATCGACGAGGAGCAGGAGTCTTACGACAACATGCCCGAGAGCTTCCAGAACGGCGAGAAGGGCTCGGCTGCCGAAGCAGCACGCGACGCCTTGCAGAACGCCCATGACGAGCTCGAGGGCTTCGACTTCGATACCGTCATCGACTATCTCAACACCGCCACCGAATAGGAGCCCACGACATGAGCACAATCCCAGAACTCCTCGATATCTGCCGCGATGCAGAGCACGCATACAAGGTCCGTGTCGCCCAGATCAACGATGAGGCAGCAGCTGCGGCGAATGATGTTTACGCAAAGTACAGGAGTGAACTCAGTCAGCTGGACCGGGCGTGGGACGAAGCTAAGCTGGCCCACCTCGATGCGGTTATCCAGCGTCTGTTTCTCAAGACCGGGCGCATCGGAAAGCGTGTAGAAAACCTGACCAACCAGTGGAAGCTCGTCAACGGCAAGGAGCCCATCTGATGGCCATGGACAATTACACCGCCGTCTCGATCGCCGAAGGCTTCGCAGACCCCGAGGACATCACCGAGGAGAGCCAGCAGGAGGCTTGGCAGTACCTGCACGACACCGGCCTTGCCTACCAGCTGCAGGGCTGGTTTGGCCGCACCGCTCAATACCTCATCGCCGAAGGAATTATCAATGCATAGCTTCCGGATCATCGTCAAAACCCCGGATCACCTCGTCGGCCACGACGATCAGATACCCGGCAAGTCGGGCTGGATCGAGCGCGAGAGTGATGGCAGGTGGCTGGTCGTTGTGTGCGACCACGCAACCGACACGCGGGTGCACTACCGGCGATCGTCGCTGGCCAGCGCCATCTCGCTCTTCGGCCTCAAGCTGGCGGGGATCGAGGCATGATGATCCGCAACGACATCCCGATCCCCTCCTCGTACCGCAAGTACCCCTTCGCCCTGATGTGCGTAGGCGACAGCTTCGAGGCGGGGAGGGACGAGCTCTCTCGCAAGAGGGTATCCGCCGCCGCTCACTACTACGGGCGGCACCACGAGAAGACATTCACTGTTCGGAAGGCCGATGATGGCTCTTACCGCTGCTGGAGGACTGAATAATGCGTTTACACACTCTCATCCCCGCCCTGCTGGCCTTGTCGGCCTGCGATCTCATCGATCCCAAGCCTGCAGAGGTTGATGCCGTCGTCGCCAAGGCGCCCTCCTCTTTCAGACACAACCACGAGAACCACGTCCTCGCCATCTCGGTCGGCAGTCTCGTCGCCCGCAGCTACCCGCAGGAGTATGGCAGAGAGACGAAGTACACGGCGCCCTACTCGATCTTCACCAACCGGCCCTTCACCTTCAAGGATGAGGTCATCCTGACGTGCGACGTCTACGACGGCGACAACATACTGGTGGGCGGTGCCGGGCTTGTGGTCGATCGCGCGCCCACGGGTGGCATCGTCGAATTCCGACTGACCCACCTCATCGACGCGGGCCGCATCGTCTGCCGCGCCGCCAGCGGCGAGGGCTTTACCCGAAAGGCGTTCTCATGATGCAACATCGCAACCGGCAGGAAGGCCCTCTGGAGACCCCGTCCGACCTCGGGCTCGGGCGGGACCCGGACGAGGCCAGCGAGCCCCGCCGCGTGATCCACCTCTCGATCTTCGACATCGTCGCTGTGCTCTGCATAGCTTCGCTATCTGCGGTCGCCACGGTCGGCTTTCTGGCCGTGGTGGGAAGGTAACGCGATGCCTTGGGATCAATATGTTTTTTGGACAGCAGTTGGGTGCTTGATTGTGCTCGCTGTGGTCAGGTGCAGCTAATCGAAGGGGCAAAGATGATGACACCAGATGAGATTGCGCGCGGGCTGACGGATGCGCAGCGGGCCTGTCTGGAACTCACCATGACAACATCGCTGATCGACATCGCGTTGTTTGCACCAAACGGGGCCTTGCTCATCGGTCAATTGCGAGAAAGCGGCCTGATTGGCGGGTTAGGTGATGCTACCCACGTCACCCCCCTCGGCCTCGCCGTTCGCCAAATTATATAGGAGCAAAACAATGACTAAAGACAAAGAGCGCGATGATGCGCTGATCGCTGAGGCAATAAGCTGGTTCCCCGGAAACGCATTCACGGCTCAAATGCTTGCCCAAGCAGTCCTCCGCCTCGAACGCAGCGGCTGGCAACCAAAGCCGGATCGTGCTGAGGTGCTGTTCGATGACCTTTACGGCAAAACCAAGGACGAGCAGATTGATTGTTTCCGCCGCCACTTTACCGAACTCCGCGCAGAATGGGAGGCAGAGCGGCAAGATGAACCAGTCTGTTTCATCGGCAAAGTCGATTGCGATGGTAACGAACTCGTTACAGTGTCGAAGGATGCACTCGACAGATACAAGGATCAGGCTCGCTATACATACCAGCGAGCGGAAAAGGCAGAGGCGCGCGTCAAGAAACTCGAAGCAGAGCGGCCTGCGGTTGTTGTGCCGAGCGAGGCCGTAACATGGGCGCGGAAGTATCTTGCTGATTCCGATAAGCCTTTGCCGAGATATGTTGGCATAGACAAAGAGTATCGGACGGTCGCCAGCTTCATCCTGTCCCTCGACGGCGCGAAGGGAGATGAGTGATGACACTCTACAGCAAAAACAGTTGGGGGCCTGATATTACTGATCACCATGATGTGACAGAGGAAGATGTGCGCGCCGCCAATTGGGGCGATGATGAAGAGGGTTTTTGGGGTGACTTCTACCGCCCGAAACCATCCTTCAAGGGACGCTCGCCCGAATGGATAAGGCAATACAACGCCAGCAGAATGAGAGGCCCGCAATGACCACCACCAACCCGACCGATGCGCTGACCGATGGTCAGTATGAAGTAGATGACTATGGCTCAATAGGTGAGGCCGCGCGTCGAATTTGCTGCTTTTGTGAAGGCGATATGCGACGTTTGGTCTACATTACCGCCAAGGAGGAACTTGCTGCAACAGAAGCACGCGCTCAAGGGCTGGTGGAGGCGCTGGAGAACTTGCTTGACGATGGATACAGCTTTGAGAGCGAGGGACAGGCCAGAGATGCCGCCCGCCAAGCACTCGCAACATGGAGGCGAACGTGAGCGATGAACTGATTGAAGCGATGGTGCGTTACATTCTCGACGGCGCGAAGGGAGGTGAGTGATGGCTGAAATGACCATTGAAAAAGCAGACATGATCCCAGATGGGACGGCCAATTTACCTGCTAATATGGAAACAGGGCTTGCGGCAATAGCTCTCAATCTGGCGATGAAATATCACGACATAAACATGATAAAGGACGGGGCGCTTTACCAACAATACAAATTGGAGGGTCGCAACATACCTTCGCTTCATCTGGACATGGTTTTTGAAACAGCGATCAGGATTGAGTATCATTTGCTCAATTCACCAAGTCGCTTGGCCGATCATATGATGGAGCTTTGTCGAGATACTATCGAAGATGTGATTGATGGGCTTTCTGAGGAGCCCTCCCAATGACCCCCACCAACCCAACCGAAGTGCAGATGAAGCTGGCGCGTGAGTGTGCTGCGAAAGCGTATCGAGACGCCGACCCGACAGACGCTCTCGCTGGCTATGTGGAAGCGGGCGAGATGGACGACGATGAAGCCGTCCAATCCGCCCTCCTCGCCATCCAAGCAACAGAAGCACGCGCTCAAGGCTTCACCGATTGGAGAAATAGGATGAAAGAGGAACTGTTGAAACTGGCGGAGCGGGTTGAGGCTTTGAGCGGGCCGGATCGGGAAGTGGCGAAAGATATATTCCGTGCGCTGTTTCCGGGTGAAGTCCCGTCTCCCATCGTTGAGCAGGGATACGGATGGCGCGAAGATAAAAGCGGCTGGTGGTTTATGACTGGTGCGGATAGTCGCACACCTCCCAAGACACTTTACCCGCCAAACTGGCTTGGCTCACTGGACGCCGCGATGGCGCTTGTGCCGGAAGGGTGCGACGTAATGATGGGCCGACCCCCGGCGCGTCGAAGAGTTAACCAAATTTGGGCTCAGGTATGGGATGCCCGCACAAGCGAAA